AAGAGCCGTATGCCTTAATAGGGCACGTACGGTTCTGTCGAGGGGCGGCGGCAGTAATGTCGTCCGTCTACTCTACGGAATGGAATCTCGATTACAAAACTGCCACATGAGGGCATTAAAATAAATGATACAGACTTGCTTTTTGGCAGGTCTTTTTTGTTTGGAGGTGAGAACAATAGCAAGATTTAAACCGACCCATTTTATGGCGGAGGATTCCAAGTATAACAAAAAAGCGGCAGACTATGCCGTCTCTTTTATTGAATGCCTCAGCCACACCAAAGGCACCTGGGCAGGAAAGAAATTTGAACTGCTGGACTGGCAGGAACAGATTATCCGTGACCTGTTTGGAATCTTAAAACCGAACGGCTATCGGCAATTCAATACGGCTTACATTGAGATTCCGAAGAAAAATGGCAAATCAGAACTTGCCGCTGCGGTTGCCCTGCTGCTCACCTGTGGTGATGGCGAAGAACGTGCCGAAGTCTACGGCTGTGCTGCCGACCGCCAACAGGCTGCCATTGTATTTGATGTGGCGGCGGATATGGTGCGAATGTGTCCTGCCCTTTCCAAGCGAGTGAAAATCCTGACCTCACAAAAGCGTATTGTGTACATTCCGACCAACAGCTTCTATCAGGTGCTTTCTGCTGAAGCCTATTCCAAGCATGGTTTCAACATCCACGGAGTGGTGTTCGATGAACTGCATACCCAACCCAACAGAAAGCTGTTTGATGTTATGACCAAAGGTTCCGGCGATGCCAGAATGCAGCCTTTGTATTTTCTCATCACCACAGCCGGAACGGACACAAATTCAATCTGCTATGAAGTTCACCAAAAGGCGAAAGACATTCTGGAGGGCAGAAAGCATGATCCGACTTTCTATCCGGTTATCTATGGTGCAGATGAATCGGAGGACTGGACGGATCCGAAGGTTTGGAAAAAAGCAAATCCGTCACTCGATAAGACCATCGGAATGGATAAGGTGGTGGCTGCGTGTAATTCTGCAAAAGAAACGCCGGGCGAGGAAAATGCGTTTCGGCAACTGCGTCTGAATCAATGGGTAAAACAGGCTGTCCGCTGGATGCCTATGGAGAAATGGGATAAATGCAAAGTAGCGTTTGATGAAGATGACCTTGCAGGTCATGTCTGCTACGGCGGTCTTGACCTTTCCTCTACAACAGATATTACAGCATTTGTTTTGGTGTTTCCGCCTACAGAAGACGATGAACATTATTATGTTCTTCCTTACTTCTGGCTGCCGGAAGAAACACTGCCACTCAGAGTAAGACGTGACCATGTTCCATATGATATATGGGAACGGCAAGGCTACTTGAAAACGACTGAGGGAAATGTGGTTCACTATGGTTTTATTGAGAATTTCATCGATGAACTGGGGCAGAAATTTCACATCAAAGAAATTGCATTTGACCGCTGGGGTGCAGTGCAGATGTCACAGAATTTGGAAGGACTTGGATTCACGATGGTGCAATTTGGACAGGGTTATAAAGATACTTCCCCTACATTAGACATAAATGCTTCAACCTGTTCTCTCTTTGGTGGGTCTGCCATTTCATCCGTCATATTCAAGATGATAACTGCTTTTTCTGGATAAACAAGCACTTTGTGAATCACAGTGTGGAAAAACGTCTGACAGTCTTCGATATGCTCCAGACGAAGAGCCAGCCAGTGAAAATAATTCTCAAAGTGTTCTTTTTTCAGCTGTGGTTGCAAAATCGGCATCTTTTCAATCTCTGCTTTTTGTTCTTCCAGCTGGGTCAATTTTTCTTGCAATGCCTTGGAACTTGGACACGCAATCAGAGCGTTCACCGTTCCTTGTATCTGCTTTTCAATCTCATTCAACCGTTTGCTGCGGTCTGGTTTTCCATCCATATCCGTGGTATAGATTTGGTACAGTCGTTCTGCAAGCGTGGAAACCTGCTCTTCTGTGAAAAAGGTTTGCAAGGCATCTATCACCACTTGCTCCAGCTTGTCTGCATGAATATGTACGCTGTTTTCTGCATGTTCCCTGCTCCGGCAAGCATAATAGAAATACTTTCGTTCTACAGACGAACCGCAGACATATCTTCCGCAGACACCACACTGCAACAGCCCTGACAGTGCGTAAGTATGCCCTGTGGTGTGTTCTCTGGAACGATGGGCAGACTGATTCAACTTTTCCTTTACCCGTTCAAATGTCGTCTGTGAGATGATTGCCGGACAGGTTTCTGGCTCTTCGATGCCGTCTATGTAGTGTATCCCTGTATATTTGTCATTGTGCAGGATGTCGGAAACGGTATAGCGTTTAAATTCGTTCCCGTAGTTCGTCCGGTATCCATCTGCATTCAGCTGGTCTGCAATGGATTGAATCGTACAGCCGGAAAGATAGCTTTTGAAAATCCGCCGTACATTCACCGCCTGCTCTTCGTTGATGACAAATCGCTTGTCTTTCCGGTCATAGCCATACAGAACCCGACCGCCGAAATTATGCCCTTTTATAATGCTTTCCCGAATGCCACGCTTGCATTTTCGGGAAAGTTCCCGGCTGAAATATTCGTCCATGGATTCCAGCAAGCCTTCAATCAAAATGCCCTCTGGACTGTCTGTAATGCGTTCAGTCGCAGATAATACCTTTACGCCATTCTTTTTCAGTTGCTGCTTGCTGATGGCACTATCATAGCGGCTCCGGGCGAACCGGTCGAGTTTATAGACCAGCACATAATCCCAACCGCCATACTTGCTGTCTTTTAGCATTTTCTGAAACTGCTCTCGATGCTCTGTAGAAGTGCCGGAGGTTGCCCGGTCGATGTATTCGCTCACGATTTGAATTTGCTCTGCCTTTGCAAACTCTTCGCAGACACGCCGCTGCCCCTCAATGCTCTGTTCTGTCTGTCGGTCGCTGGAATAACGACCATAAAACACTGCTCTTTTCATAATCGCTCCTTAATTGTACCGCCCCACAATTCCTTGCAGGGTGTTTTTGCAGCGTTGTTCATCATAGACTCCTTTCCTTAGCCCTGCCGGATTTCGGTGAGGCTTTATGCATATCCATATAATTCAGCTGGTGTACAGCCAACCATATAACAATATATTTTTTCATCAATCAAATTATAATTTCGTGCTGTTATATAATATTCATCAGATCCTTTGTTACCAATAGCGGCTCTTGCCATTGGCTCAGAAATACGAAAGCACTCTATATAATCAGAAATTGTTTTTAATTGAAGATTATCTACAATTTGAATAGGACATAAAATGTTTCTCGCAAAGCAATTTGCTTCTCTATTTGCAGTTTCGTTATCATCAGTGTGTCTAAGTATGATATGCCCTAATTCATGTGCAAGTGTAAATTTAATTGTTTTGCCATCTTTCTGATCATTATAATAGATAATAAATCTATTTTTACGATAATCGGCAACAGTGAATCCATGTTCGCTGGAAGCGTATTGATACGTAAAATCTTTGAGTGAAACCCTCATTCTTTGAGCAACAATTGAATATGGACAAATTCTAATGTTAGAAAATTTCTTAATAATACAAAAAATTTTTATTTCTGGGAAAGTACCATCATAGTACTGTAGCACATTATATGCTGCATTTGTTGCACTTCTATAATCAGGTTCAATCATCAAATTCCTCCTTAAACATCAATCTTGCCATGTCTAATAATTGTTTTCGCTTTTCAGGTGTTAATTTTTTTGCATTTCGGTTTAAGATAATTAAGTTTTCATCTGGAATGTCTGAAGAAATACCATTATCATTTTCCCATCCCATTAAATAGGCGGGTGAAATTGATAAATATTTAGCAATGGCTTCAATTTTATCTGATGGTATATTGGAAATAATATTATTTTCGTATTTATAAATATTTTGCTTAGTTGTATGGATTGCTTCTGCCAGTTCAGTTTGAGAAATTCTTTTCTCTTCTCTTATTTGCTTTATTCTTTCGCCAACAGTCATTTCTATCACCTCACTTTAATACTATTATAGCGAATCATTTGTAACTTGTCAAGAAAAAAAATTCTGAAAAAATGAAAAAAATGTCTTGACAAGTTACGAAACGTGTGCTATAATTGGGGTAACTTAAAAAGATACCGAGGTGATGAATATGATTGATGTTGCAAGTTTGCGAGCAGAAATGACAAGATATGGTATCACTCAAAAACAGCTGGCGGAATCTATCGGAATTTCGCCGAGAACTTTTTCTAACAAAATGAAAAAGGGGGTTTTCGGAAGTGATGAAATCGAACAGATGATTCAAATCTTGAAAATCAAAGATCCGATGTCAATTTTTTTTGCTCAGATGGTAACTTTAAAAGATACCAAATTGAAAGGAGATTACAACAATGAAAGAAATTATCCCGAAGGATGACTACGGCGTATTTGTCGACGGTCATGATGTTGCACTGGTGGACAGCCGCTATGTGGCACAGTACTTTGAAAAGGAACACAAGAATGTACTTGCAGATATTCGCAACCTTGATTGTTCGGAAGAATTCCGACGGCTAAACTTTCAGCCGTCCACCTACAAGAACGATCAGGGGAAGAAACAGCCCTGCTATTATATGACCCGTGACGGTTTCGTATTTTTGGCGATGGGCTATCGTGGCAAAAAGGCAGCGAAGTTCAAAGAACTCTACATTCGCCGCTTCAACGAAATGGAACGGTTCATCCGGACGCTGGTTCTGACCAGAAAGGAATTTCCGCTGCTGACGGAAAACATCAAGCTGCTGCACGACCATCCGAAGCCGTATCATTTCAGCAATGAATGCGATATGATTAACCGGATTGTGACCGGAATGTCAGCGAAACAGTTTCGGCAGGCAAACGGCATTGAAAAAGGAAAGAGCATTCGACCATATTTGTCAGATGCCCAAATTCAGATGATGGAAACCTTGCAAAAGGTGGATGTCGGGCTGCTGGTGTCTGTGCCAGACTTCGAACAGCGGAAACGGTATCTGGAGTGGTACAAGATGAAGCTGGAAGAAAAGGCTGCAGGGGTTGTGGCGTAACCGAAAGCCACAGAGCCAGCGGAAAACCGAAAGCCGAAAAAACGGCAGAAAAAAAGCGGCAATCAAGACCGAACAACCAAAACGATCATCTTGACTACCGCCATCCTACAGTTGATAAAAACCATCATTGATTTGATGCGTGACATTATCAACTAAAAAAGACTGAATCCAAACCGGATGGAACGAACATCCGGCAAGGGTTCGGGAATAGTATAACACAAATTCCGCACGGTGTCAACCTTTTAGAAAGAAGGGAGGTGAACACATGGAAACGCTGAAAATCGTTCTGGCTGTTATCAGCATGCTGTGCAGCGTCGGCGTTCTGGGCTGCGTGCTGTGGCTGATTCGGAAGAAATAATTTCCCTGAAAACAGCAAAAATGAGGCGAAGCACAGTCGCCACGCCTCGTTTTCACCGCAAAAAAGAATTGCAAGTTGTTCTTACTTGCCCTTCTTTGTCTGAGAAAGTGCACTGCCTGCTACAGACTTCGATGTTTTGCTATATCTTCCGTCACGAAGAATCTTTGAAGCCTTAGAAGCAACAGACTTGCTCGTTTGCTTGGTGTTTGCCATTGTATCACCTCCTTCCGTGAGAGATGATATTGATAGCATACCACAAAATATTACAAAAGTCAAGCACAGATAAGACGGAGGGAAAACAAATGAAACAAAAGAGTTATAATTACCCATTTCTCGAATACGAGATCAAACGCAAAGGCATTAAGAAAAAGGCAATGGCACAGGCACTCGGCGTGGACGAGGGGACGCTCTGGCACAAAACGTGCGGAAAACGCTCGTTCACTGTGGAGCAGGCAATCTTTATTCAGAAGACGTGGTTTCCGGAAACGCCGATTGAAGTGCTATTCCAGCACAGAAACTGAATGGAAACCTGCGTTTTTCACTGGATGAAGCGATTCGCATTCAGGAAACATTCTTTCCGGACGTTTCTGTAAACCAGTTATTCCGACATGAATGAATGCTTAACACTTGTTTTTAACACTCGCCCGAGCGTTAAACGAGCGTTGAGCGAGCGTTAAATTCGCTGACCTATCGGCAATACGGGGAGAAAGTGAGAATACTATGAAACTTTCAATTGAACGGTTTGAAATTGAAATCATTTCAAAGTCCGAATTTGTAGACGATTATTCGGCGAAAGACAAGAATTTTCTTGTTACCATATGGAACATTCACGTCAGCGGAGAAGCTTTGTGGCGTTGGTTAACAAGTGAAACGCCGGATTCCGACACTTTCTTCAACAGTCGTGAAGAGTATATAGCTGAAGTTCAACGATGTGAAAATGTACGCAGAGAATTCAAAGAAAAAATCGAAAAAATTCTTGGACAAGAGAACATCAATATCAGCCAGGCACACGCTGAATTTTTTACAGTGATAAAAATCGAAGAGATGGACAACAAATAAGCCCGTGCTGACCTACCGGCAACACGGGGACGATGTGGCAGCATCGTAGCCATTGGCAATACCTCATTCTTTGCCTTTATACTAACGCCCGTCGGGAGCGTATCCCGACCCACTGCCCGTAAGGGCAAATAACAACGGCAAAAGCCGGAAAGGAAGTATCATGATGAATGAACTGATCAAAGTCAACTATGACAACGCAGACCACCCGACCGTATCGGGTCGGTAACTGTGGGAGGCTCTGGAGGTAGAAACCCCATACACACAGTGGTTTAAACGCATGGCGGAATATGGATTCTCTGAAAATGTGGATTTCGCATTGGTATCACAAAAATGTGAAACCAATAATCCGAAGAATCCGTACACCACCAGAACCGACCACCAGTTGACCATCCCCATGGCAAAGGAACTCTGCATGCTCCAGCGGACAGACAAGGGCAAGCAGATGCGGCAATACTTTATTGCGGTTGAGGAACAGTGGAACAGCCCCGAAGCGATTATGGCAAGAGCCTTGCAATTCTCCAACGCCAAGCTGAAACAGCTGGAAACGCACTGCTGCCAGCTGGAAACCACCGTCGCTGTGCAGGAACAGCAGATTGCAGAGCTACAGCCGAAGGCAAGCTATTATGATGTTGTCCTGAACTGCAAAGACTTGCTTTCCATTACTTCCATCGCTAAGGACTACGGAAAGTCTGGCGTTTGGCTGAATCGCTATTTACATCAGAATGGCGTACAGTATAAGCAAGGGCAAAACTGGTTGCTGTATCAGAAGTATGCAGAAAAGGGCTACACCAGCACCAAAACGCAGACGTTCCCCGGAGCAGATGGGCAGCAGCACACCAAAGTCCATACCTACTGGACACAAAAAGGGCGGCTGTTCATCTATGATTTGTTGAAAGCGAATGGGCTGCTTCCACTGATCGAACAGGATGCCGTCTGAAAGGAGGAATCTTTATGCTGAATGCAAACACATTAGCTGCCCTCCATCAAATTTGCACAAATGTGCATTTATCGGTGGATGTGCAGGAATTGTCTACGCTGCTTACTGTACTTGGCGTATTGCCGCAGGAAGAACAGAAACAGGTTACATGGGCTGCAATTGGTATGGCAATTGCAAATGCGAACAGAAATACGGTTTGTGGAGGAAATGCAGGATGAAAAAACCAATGGAAGTCAGCGTTGTGCCAGCGAAGGAGCAGGCAGACCGTTCGGTCTATGAAGCGTTGGCGATGATGATTGTGGAGTTCTACAAACGGAATCCGGAGTTCGTAGAACATCCAGAACGGATGGCAGAGCATGAGCCGGAAAGTTGAGTATCGGAACGGGCACAAATACGCCATCTGCGAGCAATGCGGACTGGACTGGAACGTATCCTGGCAGTTTGTCGGGTGGTATGTGTGCCCGATTTGCCGAAATAAAAACAGGGAGGAGAAGCAAAAAGATGGGAAAAATCGTTATCAAGACAAACCCGAAGGGCGATACAGTCGGCATTGAGGTGAGAGGTTTTGAAGAAATTGATGCTGCTATAATGACCATTTGTGCATTTGTCAAAATCATAAGCGGGCTCAATCGAGAGAGTAAAAAGAGTGCCTTTTATGCAGCTGGCATCATTCTTAAAAGCATTGCAGACAAGGTGGACTCTGAACCAGAGGAGGAACGGGAAAATGGGAACAACAGCGATTGAACCCGGTAAAGGCAGCTGGCGTATTGAGGAACTGGAGAACATGGATTCTTTACAAGCTGCCAAAATATCGCTTGCAATGTTTGCAGGCACAACAATGGCTCTTGCTAAGCAAGGAAGACGTGTGGAATGTGCGATTGCGATGGATGCAGCACGCCAGATTCTGGACAAATTAAGCAAGGATGTGAGCAAATGACCACAGAAGAACGGCGGCTGAAGAAGAATCAAGAATCACTGGAAAGCTACAACTGGTATAAAGCCCACCACATTTGTGTGCGATGCAACAACGCCCCAGCAGTAGACGGGCTTGTTACTTGCCAAGCATGCCGGGAAGCGATGAATGCAAGCAACCGTTTTCGGTACGCTGCATTAACGTCCGAGCAGAAAGCAGAACGGTCGGCGAAGAAAAAAGCAGTCAGAGAGGCATGGCAAGCCGCTGGGCTTTGCACCCGATGCGGCAGGAAGCGAGAGGACAAGCAGCTTTTAACCTGCGAACACTGCAGGAAAAAGGATAAAAGAGGAGGCAAAAGAACATGCAAACAATGATTTTAGGCGGCATTGCAATGGCACTCTTCTGGGTCTGGGTTGCATGGCGGCGACATAACAGCCAGTGGGAAGACGAACAACTACATCGGGAGGACGAAAAATGAGCGTGAAAATCACAAGTCTTGAACTGGAAAACATCAAGCGGATCAAGGCGGTCAAGCTGGAACCGTCTGAAAACGGGCTGACCATCATCGGTGGCAACAACTGCCAGGGGAAAACATCCGTGCTGGATGCAATTGCATGGGCATTGGGCGGCGAACGGTATCGCCCCGCCACCCCACACAGAACCGGAGCATACACCGAACCATTTTTGCACATCGTACTTTCCAATGGAGTGATCGTGGAGCGGAAAGGCAAGAACAGCAGCCTGAAAGTCGTTGACCCGACTGGAAACCGTTCTGGGCAGCAACTGCTGAACACGTTCCTGACAACATTTGCCCTCGACCTTCCAAAGTTTTTACAGGCATCGCCTACGGAAAAAGCAAATATTCTGCTGCAAATTACGGGGCTTGGTGACAAGCTGGCAGATGTAGAACGGCGGGAGGCAGAAGCCTACAACCAGCGTACCGCCATTGGCAGAATCGCTGACCAGAAGCAAAAATATGCGGACAGCTTGCAAAAATGGCATGACGTTCCGGAAACGCCAGTTTCTGCGGCAGAACAAATCAAGCAGCAGCAAGCAATTCTGTTGCAGAACGCAGAAAACCAGCGAAAACGACAGCACAAAAAAGAATTGGAACTGCAATACGAACAGATCTGTCAGAAATACCTGCAAATTCTGGAGCAAAAGCAACAAATTGAAAAAGATTTGCAAATTGCCCGGACTGCGGTACAAGATCTACAGGATGCATCCACAGCAGACCTGGAACGGACAATTGCAGAAATCGATGTCATCAATGCCAAAGTCCGTGACAATCTGAACCGGGAAAAGGCAGAATCCGAAGCAGAACAATACCGCACAGAATACCAGCAACTTTCACAAAAAGTCGATGCGATCCGGCAGGAAAAGAAAGATTTGCTGCAAAATGCAGATCTACCGCTTGCTGGTCTGGCGGTGGAAAACGGCGTGCTGTTGTACAAGGGGCAGCCGTGGGATTGTATGTCAGGAGCGGAACAATTGCAGGTCGCAACTGCCATTATCCGCAAACAAAACCCTAATTGCGGGTTCGTCCTGCTGGACAAGCTGGAACAGATGGATCGTGCCACGTTACAGACATTCGGGCAGTGGCTGGAGCAAGAGGGCTTACAGGCAATCGCTACACGGGTTTCTACTGGTGAGGAATGCAGCATCATTATTGAGGATGGCTATTCTGTAAACAATCAGGAACAGCAGCCGAAACCGCCAACCATGCAGAAGACATGGACGAAAGGAGCATTTTAAATGAATTTTGAAGAAACAAACGGCATTCAGACCGGCTCCGGCATAAAGCTGGTCATCTACGGACAGGAAGGCGTTGGCAAGACTTCCCTGGCGGCACAACTGCCAGGGGCGGTATTTCTGGACTGCGAGGGCAGCACATCAAAAATGAACGTCCGGCGGCTGCCGAAGCCCACCAGCTGGGAGATGTTGCAGCAGGAATTGCAATTTGTGCTGGAATCTCATGTACAGCGGCAGTATCAGACGGTCGTCATTGATACCTTCGACTGGGCAGAACGCCTTGCCATTGCACAGCTGTGCAGCAAACACAACGTGAACGGCATCGAGGGCTTCGGCTACGGCAAGGGCTGGGAGTATGAAGCCGAAGAAATCGGGCGGTTTCTGGACAGCACAGAACGGCTCATTCAGGCAGGCATCCATGTCGCTTTGCTCTGCCATGCAATCACCCGAAAAGCCTCTCTGCCGGAAATTGATGCAGAATATGACCACTGGGAATTGAAACTGGGCAACAAGACGACCAACAAGATTGCACCACTATTAAAAGAGTGGTCGGACATCACCTTGTTTCTGGCGTTCCAGACGCATGTAATTGCAACCGATGACAAGGGGAAAAAACACAAGGCAACCGCCTGCAATCGGGTCATGTATACCACAAAGTCCGCATGGTGGGATGCAAAGAACCGGTTCGGGCTGCCCGAGATGCTGCCGCTGGAATACGCTTCGATTGCTTCCCTCTTTGCTACTACCCCTGCCCCTGCACCGGTATCCAAAGCACAACAGCTTGTGGAACAGGCACAGGCTGCCGGACTGCCGACCGAACAGGATTTTGCAACTGCAACGCCGATTGTTACAACGCCGGATTCGTTGGACGGCATCTTTCCGCAGCTTGCACAGCTGATGGAAGCAAATCACGTTTCCCCCGAAGAACTGCAACAGGTTGTTGGGGAAAAGGGCTATTTTCCGGCAGATATGCCCGTTAATCAGTATCCGCAGGATTTCGTAGAGGGCTGGTGCATCCCGTGGTGGAAAAACATCTTCGATATGATTCAGCAGAACCGAAACGTCCCGTTTTAATGCAAGCAAACAAAACCAATCAAGGTAAATTTAGAAAGGTAGGTATTTTTCATGGAAAACTATAACACAACTGCACAGGGTCACGAATTGGGCTGGGATGATGAAATCCAGCAGGAAAGCAGCTTCATTCTGCTGCCGGAGGGCGATTATCGCTTCACCGTGGAGAAGTTCGACCGTGCCAGACACAACGGTTCTGACAAAATTCCGCCTTGCAACAAGGCAATTCTCCACTTTCGTGTATTCAGCCCTGACGGCAGCAGCGTACTCTTGCAGGAAAACTTGTTCCTGCACACAAAGATGGAATGGAAGCTGTCGGAATTTTTCGCCAGCATCGGCATGAAGCAAAAGGGACAGGCTGCACGGATGAACTGGCAGGAAGTCAACGGAAAAAGCGGCATTTGTCACGTGAAAATCCGCAATTTTGACAAAAAAGATGGCGGCGTTGGACAGGCAAACCAGATTGAAAAGTGGTATCCATCCTATGACCAGCCGCAGCTTGCTCAGAGTGCCCCACAGCAGACCTACACCGCACCGCAGCCCACTTCTCCACAGAATAGCACACAGCCGTGGCAGTCACCGCAGGGCAGCTGGAACAAAGGTCAGTTTTAAGGAGTGATACAAGATGCAAATGCGACCCTATCAGCAGGCGGCACGCACCGCCGTGCATCGGGAGTGGGACGAGGGCAGAAACCGCACGCTGCTGGTTCTGCCCACCGGCTGCGGCAAAACCATCGTCTTTGCAAAAATCACCGAAGACGAAGTTCGCAGCGGCAATCGGGTGTTGATATTGGCACATCGGGGCGAGTTGCTGCAACAGGCAGCGGACAAGCTGGAACGCACCAGCGGCTTGAAATGTGCCGTAGAAAAGGCAGAACAAACTTGTCTGGGGCAATGGTATCGGGTCACTGTGGGCAGCGTGCAGACCCTGATGCGGCAGAAACGCCTTGCTCAGTTCCCTGCCGATTACTTCCAGACGATTATCATTGACGAAGCACACCACGCCATTTCAGACAGCTACCAGGTGATTTTGAATCATTTCTCCGGTGCTCACGTGCTGGGTGTAACGGCAACGCCAGACCGTGGCGACAAGCAAAATCTGGGCAAGGTGTTCGATAGCTTGGCGTATGAATACACCCTGCCGCAGGCAATCCACGAGGGATACTTAACCCCGATTCGGGCATTGACCGTCCCGATTCAGATTGACTTTACACAGGTTGGAACAACTGCCGGCGATTACAAACCGGGGGACATCGCCACAGCGTTAGACCCCTATCTCGATCAGATCGCTGCCGAAATGGCAAAACACTGTGCCGACCGCAAAACCGTGGTATTCCTGCCGCTGGTCAAAACCTCTCAAAAGTTCCGTGATTTCCTCTGTCAGCATGGATTCCGTGCGGCAGAGGTCAACGGCGAATCCGATGACCGAGAACAAATCTTGCAAGACTTTGCGGATGGCAAGTACAACGTGCTCTGCAACAGCATGCTGCTCACAGAGGGCTGGGACTGTCCGGATGTGGATTGCGTGGTCGTGCTGCGGTCAACCAAAGTGCGTGCTCTGTATTGTCAGATGGTGGGGCGTGGCACACGGTTGGCAGAGGGCAAAGACCACTTACTCTTGTTGGATTTTTTGTGGAATACCGAAAAGCATGAACTCTGCCGTCCGGCGTGCCTGATTTGCGAGGACGAAGAAGTGCAGCAGAAGATGACCCAGCAGCTGGAAGAACAAGCCGGCATCCCGATCGACATCGAAGCGGCAGAGAATCGGGCATCCGAAGACGTGGTGGCAGACCGAGAAGCGAAACTTGCCGAAAAGCTGGAAGCGATGAAAAAACGAAAATCGAAGCTGGTCGACCCGTTGCAATATGAACTGTCGATTCAGTCGCAGGATTTGTCTGGCTATGTTCCGGCGTTCGGGTGGGAATCCAATCCCCCGACCGCCCAGCAGAAAAAAGACCTGGAAAAACGGGGCATCAATCCCGATGCCGTAGAGAGTGCCGGAAAAGCAGAACAGATTCTGCGTGCGGTGGCTCAGCGGCAGCAAAGCGGACTGGCAACGCCAAAACAAATTCGCTGCTTGGAAAAGTACGGGTTTCAGCACGTTGGCGGCTGGAAATTCGATGCGGCAAAAAATCTGATTAACCGCATCGCTGCAAATGGCTGGCGTGTCCCAAACAGCATTACCGCATCAGAATATATACCGGAGGGGTGAAGCATGGATAAATGGATGATAGAAATAACAATTTAGACGAACTACTGGACTACATCGACCCTGCATCCTTAACCTATCAGGAATGGTGCGGCGTGGGCATGGCGTTGAAAGATGCCGGCTATGACTGTTCGCTTTGGGATGTCTGGTCACAGCGAGATGCTGCACGTTATCACAAGGGCGAATGCGAAAAGAAATGGCGAACCTTTGCAGGCTGCGAACATCCCGTCACTGCCGGAACGATTGTGCATCTGGCACTGGAAAACGGCTACCGCCCCCAGTATTCCAAAAAAGAATCTCATGCCTTGAACTGGGATGACACCATTGGGGAAGATTATGTGGTTACCAGCCGAAAAGAAGCACAGGACATCCCCATTCCAGAACCGAAAACATGGAATCCAGCACAGGAACTTTCCCAATATATCGAAACGCTGTTTGAAGCAGATGATTTCGTGGGCTATGTCACAGAAACATGGAAGAACAAAGACGGCAAGTATGTGCCAACCTCCGGCTGCTGCGACCGCACCGCTGGGCAGCTGCTGGAGGCTCTGAGCAAGTGCGGCGATGACATCGGAGCAGTATTCGGGGACTACATGGAAGCAGCGGGGGCATGGATTCGCTTCAACCCGTTGGATGGCAAGGGCGGCAAGAACGAAAATGTCACGGAATATCGGTTTGCGTTGGTAGAATCCGATGTGCTGGACATCGAACGGCAGAACGGTATCTTGCATGAAATGCAGCTGCCCATTGCCTGCTTGGTTTACAGCGGCGGCAAGAGCCTACATGCCATTGTGCGAGTGGATGCTCCCAGCTACGAGGAATACCGGAAGCGAGTGGATTTCCTCTATGACGTTTGCGATAAGAACGGGCTGAAAGTCGACCGTCAGAACCGGAATCCGTCCCGTCTATCCAGAATGCCGGGCGTGATGCGAAACGGAAAGAAGCAATTCTTAGTTGCAACCAACATCGGGCTGGGTTCGTGGGCAGAGTGGAAGGACTACATCGACAGTGTCACCGATGACCTGCCAGAGTTTGAAAGCATGGCGGAAGCGTGGGAACACATGCCGGAACTATCGCCGCCGCTCATTGAAAACGTGCTGCGGCAGGGACACAAAATGCTGATTGCAGGACCTTCCAAAGCCGGCAAATCCTACGCCCTCATTGAAATGTCCATTGCGATTGCTGAGGGCAGGCAGTGGCTGGGCTGGCAATGTGCAAAGGGGCGTGTGCTGTATGTCAATCTGGAATTAGACCGGGCAAGCTGCCTGCATCGGTTTCGGGATGTGTATCAGGCAATGGAACTGCCGGCGGCGAATCTCCAGAGCATTGACATCTGGAATCTGCGTGGTGTGACCGAGCCAATGGACAGGCTTGCCCCGAAGCTGATTCGGAGGGCGAAGAAAAAACAGTACATTGCTGTCATCATCGACCCGATTTACAAGGTCATCACCGGCGATGAAAACAGTGCTGACCAGATGGCACATTTCTGCAACCAGTTTGACAAGGTGTGCACGCAGCTGGGCTGTGCGGTGATTTATTGCCACCACCACAGCAAGGGTGCTCAGGGCGGCAAACGCAGCATGGATAGAGCGTCCGGTTCGGGGGTGTTTGCCCGTGACCCCGATGCCCTGCTTGACATGACAGAACTGGAACTGTCCGAGGACATCCGCAAGCAGGAAACCAACACGACTATTTGTGATGCATGCGTGGAGCAGCTGCGGCGGCATGCTCCGGCAGTGTTGGCGGATGCCTCGCCGGATGCCCTGCTGAGCCATGTAGAAGCCCTGAAACTGTGTCAGGACAATCTGCCGCCAGCCGTCTATGAAGCGTTTCTCAGCGAGATAGAAACCATCAAACAGACAGTGCGACAGCGGACGGCGTGGCGGCTGGATGGTACGCTGCGAGAGTTCCCGAAGTTCGAGCCGAAGAATCTGTGGTTTCGGTATCCGGTACACGTGGAAGATACCACTGGTGTGCTGAAAGATTTGCAGTCAGAAAGCGAGATGCATCCGTATCAACGTGGAAATCAGAAACGGGGCAAAAAGACAAAGGAAACCTATGCGGCACAGAAAGTCGATAAGAAAGCGGCTCTACTGAATGCATTTCACGCCTGCAATCTGGATGGTGCGGTGACGGTGGATGACATGGCGGAATATTTGGGCATTAGTGAAAAAACGGTTCGCCGCCGTGTCAAAGATTGCGAAGAATTGATTATTGAAAATAACAGCATTCAGCTGTCAAAAATGGAAAAGAATGGTGGGACAAAATGAGGGACAACAGTGTATATATATATATATATTTGTCCTTGTCCCCTGTATGACCGTCAATGACAACAAGGAACAAGAGTGCGAATGCACGGCACTCTTGTAACCCTTGTCGTCTGACATTGACAAACGCAAACGAAAAAACAAAAATGGAGGAAACAATATGACGACTTTTTTTATGCCCATGATACCGCCAACCAGTACGCACCAGCAGCAAGGACACACCGTTGACAAGCACGGCGTGCATCACTTCTACAAGCGGAACAACGGCGAAGCAGAAGCGAAACTTGCCGCCCACCTGATGAAGCACATCCCTGAACAACCGTATCATGGTGCTGTGCAGGTCGTTGTGAAGTGGTGCTATCCGATCAAAGCCAAACATCAGGACGGCGAACCCTATACCAACAAGCCGGACGTGGACAACCTGTGCAAGGCGTTGTTTGACATCATGACCAAGCTGCACTACTGGGGCGATGACAAGCAAATCTACAGTGCAGTAGTAGAAAAGTACTGGGCGGATGTTCCTGGCGTGTTTGTGCAGATCACGGAGGCGGAAAAGGAGGAATTAAAATGAACGACATCGAAAAGAAAATTGAAGAACTGAAATCCGAATTTTTGACTAAGCTGGAAACTTTGCAGAAAGAAGTGAAGATGCAGCAGGGAGAACAGAAGCTGTGGAAGCCAGAGATTGGCGAGAGCTATTTCTTTATCAGAAGCGATTTTGGAGTAACGGATAAAGTCAAGGGAACAACTTCTTTTGAAACTGACCGTATTTCTAATGGTAACTGTTTCAAAACCAAAAAGCGTGCCGAACAGGTTGCAAAGAAAATACGGTTGCTGTTACGGTTGGAACAGCTGCATGATATGCTCTGTCCGGATTATGTGCCGGACTATAAAGGAGACGAAACAAAGTATCACCTTTATTTTAGTCATGTACAAGGTAAATACGAAGTAAGTTGCAGCACTAGCTGGGAGAATCCATGCATGGTGGTTTTTGACACCGAAAAAAACGCACAGAAAGCGGCGGAAATCCTAAACAAAGAATTGACTTCGCGAAGATTCGGCTGAAAACAAAGGAGAAATGAGGATGACAAAAGAAGACCTGAAACAATGCAATGCCAAATGGAAAGAACTGCATCAAATTGAAACGCTGGTGCAAACACTTCGAGCGGATGCACGCAGCACAAAGGCGGTTTGTTATAATCATGAGCCAAAGAGCAAGGGAGAGGCAACCGCAGCGGTACAGACGTACGTGGAACGGTTGGAAGAACTGTCAAACCGGTATGAACAAGTAAAAGAGAACCTGATGAAAGATGTCCAACGAGTAGAACAAGGAATCGCCGAACTGCCGCCGGATTTACGGGTATTGATGCGGTATCGGTACATCATGGGCTTTAGCTGGGAGAAAATCGCAGAAACAATGCATATTTCTGTTGGGACGTTTCATAACTGGCACAGAAAAGCGTTGAATTTGCTAAAATTGAATTGAATTGAAATGTCAACCTGTGCTATAATAGTAGCATAGAAAAATGAAATCCGGATGGCGAAATACCCGTCCGGATTTTTTACTGAAAAAACGGAGGGAGGACGTTGGCAAATGAAGAAAACCTGATTCCAATTCAAAATCGAACCACGAGCGAAGCACGAGAAATCAGTGCGAAAGGCGGCAAAAAGTCCGGAGAAGCACGCCGCAGAAAAAAAGACATGAAAGCCAAAATGAAACTGCTGCTTTCCCTGCAGCCGACCGCCAGCCAATCAGAATTGCTGAAAGCGATTGGCATCCCGGAAGAGGATGCAGATAATGAAATGCTGCTGCTGGTCGCCATGTTTCAGGCTGTCACGGAAGACCGAGATACCAAAGCATTTGATAAGGTCATGGACGTACTTGGAAAGACCGTACAACGGGAAGAACTGACCTTGAAAAAGCGGCAGGCGGCGAAGCAAGACAAGCCGAGCAATGGCATGACGGAACAGCTGATTGCAGGAATGCAGGAACAGGGGGTGGAAGATGATTTACACGAAGAAGCAGCGGCAATTGATGGAACTGTGGCGAACAAAGAAGTTGCAGCGGATTAACTTGCTGGAAGGGTCTGTTTCTTCTGGGAAGACGTGGATTTCATTGGTATGCTGGGGATTCTGGCTGGCTACCATGCCGCAAAATCAGCTGTATCTGATGTGCGGAAAGTCGTTGACCACGTTGAAACGAAACTGTTTGATTCCGCTGGAAGCCATGTTCGGGCAAAGTAATTTTTCTTTTTCAACCTCTGCCAAAGAAGCCTATCTGTTCGGCAGGCGGATTCTGCTGGAAGGTGCAAACGATGCACGCAGCGAAGGCAAAATTCGAGGGCTGACTTTACAAGGTGCGTACTGCGATGAATTGACGCTGTTTCCAAAGGATTTCTTTGTTATGCTGCTATCCCGTTTGCGTGTACCTGGTGCAAAGCTGATTGCAACGACCAATCCCGACAGCCCCCAACACTGGTTGAAAAGAGAATACATTGACCGCATGGCTGAACTGGATATGTTGACCATGCGTTTTTTGTTGGATGATAATACAACGCTAGACCGACAGTATGTAGAATCCGTCAAAAAAGAGTATACCGGCGTATTTTACAACCGGTTTATTTTGGGAGAATGGGCAATTGCAGAGGGGCTGATTTATCCGCAATTCGACCGAGAAAAGCACATAGAACAATCCGCAAGGCGAATGGTATATTTCCGTAGACTATGGCACGCTAAACGCCTTTTCTGCTGGGCTTTGGTGTTATGATGGCACAACCGCCTACCGAGCAGCAGAATACTACTACAGCGGCAGAGAGACACGCAAACAGCTCACCAATGCCCAATATCTGCAACGGATTCAACAATTGGCAGGCGGTCACAAGATTGAATGCGTCATTGTAGACCCGTCCGCAGCGAGCTTCATTGCAGAGCTGCGGAATGCAGATTTTACCGTTCGGAAAGGCAAGAATGCGGTTGTAGATGGCATCCGGCGAGTTTCTTCTGCGTTGCAGGCGGAAAAATTGCGATTCTCTCCCGATTGCAAGAACTGCATTCGTGAGTTTGGCTTGTATCGCTGGGACGAATCGTGCAGCGAAGACAGACCAATTAAGGAAAATGACCATGCTATGGATGACGTGCGATATTTTGTCAACACAATTATGGGCGAAGAAGCAAGCATTTCCAGAGTGATTGGCGGGATATAAGGAGGTGACAACATGTTCCGAAGGCAAGACTACTATACAATTTCCGCAGATACAGAGCTGACAACCGAGCGGCTCTCCTATTGGATGAATCAACACAAAATCGACTGTCAGCGGTTTCGGTATCTGAAAGATTTGTACGAGGGGCGGCATCCAATTCAATTAGAGCCACCCAAACCAACATGGAAGCCGGACAACCGGATTATTTGCAACTTTGCGAAGTACATTGTAGACACGCTGAACGGCTATTTCATCGGCATTCCAGTCAAGACGATGCACCCGGATGAAATTGTTTCTGAGGAATTGGAACAGATTCAGCACTACAATGACCAAGACGACAATAATTCAGAATTATCCAAATATTGCAGCATTTACGGAAGTGGCTTTGAGTTGCTTTACACGGATGAAACTGCACAGATTTGCATTACTTATGCATCGCCGTTAGAATGCTTTATCATTTATGATGATACGATTGCACGGAAGCCGCTTTATGGTGTGCGATATTATCAGAAATCCGATGGAGAAACCGTAGGCAGCGTCTACACTTCCAGCATGGAGATTCCGTTTTCAGATAAAGGCGGCTTGCATTATCTGGATGCGATTCCGCACTATTTCGCAGGCGTTCCGCTCATTGAATACCTTGAAAACGAGGAACGGCAAGGAGCATTTGAACAAGTGGAATCGGCAATCACTGCCTATGAAAAAGCCATCTCAGAAAAAGCAAATGATGTGGATTATTTTGCAGATGCGTATTTGCTGTTGAAAGGCTTGAAACTGAACGAACAGGAGCTGCACACCATCCGAAACGACCGTGTGATTCATGTTCCGCCCACCGATGCGGAAATTCTGAACGGGATTCAAGTGGAATTTTTGCAGAAGCCTTCTGCCGATGCAACGCAGGAGAACTTGTTAGACCGCTTGGAAGACCAAATTTTTATGCAATCTATGGTGGCGAATATTTCCGATGAAAGCTTCGGCAGCAGCTCCGGGACAGCCCTTGCGTACAAGTTGCAGCCGATGAAAAATCAGGCAGCAAACAAGGCACGGAAATTTTCTTCCGGCATGAATCGGCGGTGGAAACTGATTGCAAGCCATCCGGCAACGAAAATGGCAGCGGATGCGTATCTGGGTATCACCTATCAATTCACGCAGAATGCACCAAAGAACCTGCTCGAGGAAGTACAGACCGCCGCTCAAATGGCAGGCGTGACTTCCAAAGAAACGCAGCTTTCTGTCATTTCTGCCGTTGATGACCCAAAGAAAGAATTAGAGAAAATCGACTTGGAGAACGGCGGTGAAGCAGTGGATGCGTTGCAGGCGGAGCGGGTGACAGGCGATGCAGAGTGACACCTACTGGAGCAAGCGGCTGCAAGAATTGGATACCTCTTTCAGCAAAGACGAAAAGCGGCTCTTCTCGGAGCTATCAAAATACTATGAGCAGGAATATGCAGCACTGGACAAAGAAATCGCAGCGTACTATGCAAAATATGGCGAAGAGAATGTGATTGCTTTCCGAACATTGCTGTTAGAATTACCGGATGCAGACAAGCAACTGCTGCTGCAAAACATGGATGAATTTGCAAAGCAATATCCAGAGTTTGCCGACCTGCTCCCTGTTCGAGAAAGCATTTACAAACTGAACCGCTTGGAAGGTTTGCAGACTTCCATCGTATTGCAGCAGTTGAAAATCGGAGCGATTGAGCAAGCGAAATTTCGAGAACACTTTGAGAAACAGGCGTTGAAATATGCAAACTATGCAGCGGAGCAGTTGGGATTCGGGACGAATTTTTACCGGATTGACAGCGAGATGTTGCAAGTTGTGATTGGGAATCCTTGGTGCAATGGCAAAGATTTTTCTGAACGGATTTGGGCAAACCGAGAAGCCTTAGCACAGACTTTACAAAACGAGATTGCAAACGGTCTGATTCGTGGTGAAGATTACAAAACCATGTCAAGAATCTTGCAGCAAAAGTTTGAAAATACGTCCCAGAAGCAAGCAGAACGGCTGGTTTTTACAGAAGATACCTACTTATCCAATGAAGCGAAAATTCGACCATTTGAACGGAATGCAGCTTATACGCATTATGAATATCTCTGTGTAGAAGACCATCGGACTTGTGAAACCTGTCGTGCGTTGAGTGGACAGACATTTGAAATCAGCAAACGGAACGCTGGCTTGAATTTTCCACCCATGCACCCTTGGTGCAGATGTACCGTTATGCCGGTGGTCGAGGATTTGGCGACGATAAAGAGGCGGTTGAACGCCGATTCTGGAAGTGGAAAATCAGATGCAATTTTATTGACAGATACGCAGAAAGATGGTATAATAAAAACAGATGAAAGATTTGAGATTCATCCAGATAAAATAAAAAAGTTTTTGTTGAAACCAGGTGCGAAGCATTCAAAAGAATTTTTTGATGTTGGCTATACACCTGATGATTATGAGTTGCTTTTCGATGACATCGCATTGAATTTCAATATGGAAACAGCTTTTGCACGCATAGAAAAGCCAGATGGTTCTATTGATTTTTGTATGTATATGGATTTGGGAGTAACAAAAAAGAGAAATTTTAAAGTAGTTTGGAAAAAAGATAATTCAGAAAGTAAGCCACGATTGATTACAGCTCATCGAGAAGGGAAAAAACATGTTTGAATTATTTGAAAAAGTTTTAATAAAAGAAAAGAATATTCCTGGCACAATTGTGGACATTACAACGATAAAAGGTAAGAAAACAATTACAGTTGAAAGCGATATAGAAGAAAAACAAGAAGGCGGTTATGGCGAGCGTTTTCCTTTGTTTACATGCTATGAAAATCAACTGCAACGCTTAACCACAAACAAGAAGTAAAATTTTGAGGTGATTATATGGCGAAAGATGATATGGAAATTATCATGTACAAAATTCTCAAGTATCTATATGAGTGCCTGAAATCCGGAAGAAAAACATCGATTGCAGATGTTGCATGGGAATGTCGCCTGTTCCATATTACAAGAACATACTGGCTTGTAATTATGCGAGAATTGATTGAATCTGGATATGTTTCTGGCATTCAGTACATTGCCGCAAAGGATATGGAACAGATTTTAGAAGTCGGTACGTTTTCAATTACGAAAGCAGGCAGAGAATATTTGTCCCAAAACGGCATGATGCAGAAAGCAAAGGAATTTCTTGGGAAACCATTTGAGATTTTTCTTGGTGCTGTAATTGGAAGACTATAAGAACAGAATATTTACAAAAAAGAATCATTTTTATAAAAGCATCTCTCTGAGGTGCTTTTTTCATGCCCGAAAGGAGAAAAATATGGAAGCAATCAAACCAGTAGAATTGAAAGATACAGTAAGTATGATGGACAGCACAGACTATAAGGAACGCTTTAAGGCGGAGTATATACAGGTGGCTATCCGGTATCGAAAGCTGAAATGCATGCTTGCCAGATGGGACAAGGGAAAGCTAAACTTTTATCCAACTTGCCCGAGAAGCATTTATGATTTGCAGATTAGAGCGATGGCAGACTATATCACCGCTCTGGAAGCCCGTGCAGCAATCGAAAATATCATACTTTAATCACCGCCCCGACCACGGGCAAAAACTGGCGGAGGGTGGAAACCAAGAACAAACAAGCCTGCGGGTACGGCGTTCTTCTATCAGCAAATCAGCATCTGAGCAATCAGGTGCTTTTTTCATACTTAAATATCAGTTAAGTGGCTTTTAAACAGCATTGGAAAGGAAAAAATTTGATGAAAAAGAAATGGTTAGCGGTTCTGACTGGGCTTGCCTGCTGTGCGGTTGCCTTTACAGGTTGTACATCTGTTGAATCCGGAACCGTAATCAATAGACGACATCAAGACGCCTATGATAGTACTTATTATCATAGAATTGGAAGATTCATGGTTCCAGATACAATTCACCACGAAGAAAAATACCAGTTGGAATTGCAAGACACCATAGACGGGAAAGTGAAAACAGATTGGATTACAGTGCCGGAAGAAACCTACAATCAGTATCAGGTTTCTGACCAATATCCATAACATCGCTGCATGCCCTGAGGAGGAATTACAATGATAAACGGCTATTACGACCCTACAGACTATGACGGACTTACAGATGAAGAAATTGCTGCAATGCGGAAAGACACAGAAAGAGATAGGTACAGAGTGGGAAGTAAGCCCATTTGGACAAGCAAGACAAAGTTTGGATACACGCCTATTTTCATCGGAAAGAGCGGTGCTGTGTATGTCGGTGGCGTAAAGCTGGAGGGTGTGCGATACGTTGATAACATGCAAAACACTCATGGCATCAATACACTTTGCGTTGTGTTTGATACAGACAAGGTGGTTGATATGCGGGGAAAAGAGAGAATGACCTTGCTTGAACCTGATACCATCGAACTGAAAGAGGTGCTCAATCGTGTATTCAGATGAAGAAGAAACAGTATATGAACGTCATTACATTGATGAGGAAAAGACAAGGAAAGATTTTGTCAAAAGAAGTGCTGTAATAAAAAGCGAAATGCTTAATGATATTATCACTCTGTATGATGGCGTGCCGGAAGTAGGGACACCACTACCAAAGCAAGAAACGCCGTGGGACATGACGACCAAAGAACGAAAAAGGGCAAAGCTACAAGCAATCCTCTGTGGCATTGTTGCAGGTATTGCAATGTTGGTTGTGATTGCAATGATTTTGCAGAGCAAAGCCGTAATCTAAACTTAACCAGCACCCATTCGGGTGCTACTTTGCTGCTGTAGCTCAGTTGGTAGAGCAGAAGACTGAAAATCTTCGTGTCGCAGGTTCGATTCCTGCCGGCAGCACCAAAAAGCATCGGGAAACCGGTGCTATTTTTATACCAAAAATTCGGAAAGGAGTAGCATATGACCATTGAAATCACAGGCACACAGGAAGAAGTAACCGCATTTCTTCACAGCATGGGCGAGACCTACATTGCATTAGAAGAAATGCAGGAACAGGAGGAAACACATGATTGACCAGAAGTTTTTAGAAAGCCTTGGTGTTACAGATGAAAGTGCGGTGCAGAAGATTACCGAAACTTACACCGTTGACATCAAGGCAGAACAGGACGCTGCGGCAACCGCCAAAACACAGCTGGATGAAGCCAACAAGACCATCCAATCTTACAAGGATATGGACATTGATGGCATCCAGCAGTCCGCAGCCGATTGGCAAAAAAAGTATGAGCAGGCAAAGGCAGACCGCAAAGCAAAGGATTACAGCGACCGCCTGGATCAGTTTGTCCAGCAGCAGGGCATGACAAATGCCGTGTATGCAGACTATTTAAAACGGCAGCTGCTGGATAAAAAGCTGCAGTTTGATGACAAGGGTGAGCTGATCGGCGGAACAGAGGCGGTGCAGGATTTGAGAAAGACCTGTCCGGATGCATTTTTGCTGAATCCAAATCATCCGGCGGTTGCCCCGACATCACACAGCACACCGCAGGCAATGGATGGTGTCGAGTCTGCCTTTTACGCTATGAACCCAAATTTGAAACACAACTAATGGAGGAATTTACTTATGGCACATGCTTTACAGGAACGATACTCGAAGCTGGTAGACGAAAAGCTACGTGCGACACTCGTCACCAAGGACAATCTCATTTTTAACAACCGCTACGAAGGCGACCCGAAAGCCGGTATGGTAAAGGTGCCGGTACGGGATACTGAGGTGGAAGTAAAAAAATATGACCGGCAGAATGGTGTAGATATTTCTGCTGGTTCTACAACCTATTTCAATTTGCCGATTGACAATGACGAAGCGGTTAATGAAATGATTGACGGTTTTGAAGCAGCTGCTGTGCCGGATGGCATCAAGGCGGAACGGCTGGACAGTGCTGGTTACTCTCTGGGGCTGTCTATGGATACGAAATCTATCCGGGCACTGGAAGAAACAACTGGTATCACCATTGCAACCACGAAGACTGCCTGCACCGACAGTACCGCATACAAGGCAGTTTTGGCTGCGAAACGGACACAGTCCCGAATGGGCGTTCCGAACGATGGACGACGTTGGCTGATTGCTTCCCCAGAATTCATGGAAGTCCTGCTGTCTGATGACCATTACATCCGGCAGGGGGACTTGTCCCAGGAACTGGTACAGTCCGGGGTGGTTGGCAGAATCGCAGGGTATAACGTTTTTGAATCTAACAACACGATGTTCGAGGATACTACGATTGTCGGCGGCAAGAAGACCACTACAGAATTCATTTGCGGTCACCCGAACTGGTGCCACCGGGTGCAGGAATGGTCTGTTCCAGTTGCCATCAACAATCTGACAAACAAGTACATCGGATCTTCTGCCGTACAGGGCAGAAAAGTCTATGGCATCGGCATTTCCAAGCCGAAGACCGTCTATGTTAAGCGAACCGAGGTATAAGGATGGCAGTCTATGCAGATTTTCCCTATTACCAAGACTTTTACTGTGGCATATCTATTACAGATGCGGCAGCATTTCGCACGGCTGTCGCCCGTGCATCTGACTATATCGACAATGTGACCTTCGGGCGGCTTACCGGCAGCGTGCCGGAACCGTTTGCGGAGCAGGTTAAAAAATGTGCGTGTGCGTTGGCGGAGGTGTTTGAACTACAGCGGCAGGTGTATGCCAGCACTGACGGCAGCGGTGCAAAAAAGTCCGAAACGCAGCACAATTACAGCGTAACATACAGCACGCCGACAGAAACGCTGACGGCTCTGCTGAGCGGTAAGAGCGTTGCAGATTATCTGTACAGCATTTGTCTGCGGTATTTAGGACGCACAGGGCTGATGTATCGGGGGTGTGATTGATGTTTACGAACTGCGATGCGATTACAATTTATCATCCAGAGGGGGCGGTCAATCACCAATGTCATTAACTTAACATCTAGCCAAGCGAGCTAAAATCTGCTAAAATAAAGAAGGGTGAAGATAATGAAAG